CGCGCGGCGCATCGTCGAGGACATGTTCTTGCCCCACGACAGCCCAGCGATCGCCGCCACGACTTGGTTCTGCTGGCGCGCGAGTTCGATCTTCTCCTCGGCCTCGGGCGGGAGTGGTCGCCGATGATTCCCGAGGATCGTGGTGTCCTTCAACTCGCCTTCAAACTCGGCCCCTTCTCGCTTGCTCGATTCCATGCCTCGCCTCTCGCATTGACTTTGGTACAGGTGGGTCTAACTTTCGGATCATTGGGCGGCCGATGGCTCGTCGGCACCCTCTCGCACCTGCGCCCCATCGGTGACCTCGGTCGCCGGTGGGGCGTTTGGTTTCTACGATGGATCGTGCGCCTGCGCGTACGTCACGACGACCTTCCCGCCCGTGACGCCACGCTCTTTCAAGAACGCTCGAATCGCGCGGTCGCAGCGCCGGCACTCCTCGGCGAGCGCCTCGGTCGTGACCGCGCTCCGAACGCTGTATTCGATGTCGACCGAGATCGTGTATGTGCGTTCGATCATCGGGGGATCCCCGGTTGAATCTTGTCAATCCGCGATATGGCGCTCCGTCTGGGCAGGTTCACGAACCGGCCGCCCGATTTCTTTCTCGGATTACAGACGTCGGTCGATCTCAAAGAGGCGCGGCGGCGCATCGGACCTGCGGTGAGGTTCCGCTGACCGTTCGCGAGTTGGTTGATCGTAAAGCGCGTGCTTCCGATCGCCGCCGCGAGTTCGACTTGATTCATTCCGTACTCGATGAGCACGAGACGAATGATGTCGGCGATCGGTTGGCGGTATTTCATCGCGTGACTTTGGCCTGTCGCTCGCGAAGCCCCTCGCGCGCCGGCTTCGAGAAGTGCCGGCCGGTGAGCATCAGCTCGCACTCGACATACTCCTCGAGTTTCGCATGGCCCCAGCTATCGCGTCCGATGAAGACGCTGACCATGCCGTCGTCACATTCGATGACGAGGCCCACGCCTCGGCCGTGGGGGAGTCTGACTTGATCGCCGCGTGCCATCATGTTCCGCTCGCCTCCGGTTCCCATTTCCTGCCGACCTCGACGCGCGGCGGGAACAAGACCGCGAGCGGGATCTCTAAAATCTCGGCCATCAATCGTTTCACACGTTCCGAGCCACGGCCGAACACGCGCTGCCCTTGGAGCACGTGGCTCACCGTCGCGTCGCTCAGATGTGTGCGCTTCGCGACGTCACGCTGTCGCCACCTCCCGCCCGTCTCGGCGTTGTGGCGCTTCGACAGCTCGTACCGAATCCAGAGGTGAAACTCCTCCGGTTCGTCAGGGATGCCGCGCGCTGCGCGCTCGGCGGCGATCTGTTCGGCGGTGTACGTGTCTGCCATGCCGTCTACAGTAAAACTTTTCTGTAGTGCGCGCAAGTGATTGAGGATGTGCCACGTGGCACCGTGGCATGCGCCCAGGAAAAACAAAACGGCCCGCACGAGTACACCACTCGGCGGGCCATCTTGAAGCGTTGATGTCGGACGAGCTACCTAGTCACCGGCGAGCATCGTCAAAATCGGTCCGTCGCTTCCCCCGATCAACCGAGGCCAGGAACTGCACCTCGAGTTGGGTCTTGTTTCGTGAGCATGGCCTCGGCGTTCTCCGGCGTCTGGCAAGCTGGCGCGCGATCGACGATGACTCGCGCCGCTACTTACGCCTGTCCGGCTCCGCTGTCGCTGGCCCTCGGATAATTGAGATGTCGTTGGCCGTCATCGGCCGATGTGCACCGCGAGCAATCCTGGCGCGACTGCATACACCAGCGCCAACAGCATGACGATCACGATAACGACAAGGAACGGCGTGCGCCACGGTTCCGGCGCGTACTTTTGTGTGAACCAGGCCCCGAAGAGGAGCAACACCACAACGAGAATGAGTTGACCGATCGTCATCGCGCGCACCTCCGCTAAGGGTTGATGCGGCGCTCCCGTTCGTCGGCCGCGCTCGCCTCGCGCCATGCGCTTCGCAGAATCCAGACCACGAGGAACGCCCACACGACGCCGAGCGCGATGCCGGCGGCGATCGAGTGCGTGTGCGGTGGCGCTACCATCGCCAGGCGATCCCGCACGCGACCGCCGGCGCGGCGATGACCTGGCCGCTCGCCGGCACGCGCGCGACTCCGTAGCCGCCAGCGCAGCCGAGCCCCCACCGCCGGCGCCCACGCTCGGCGATCACGAGTTGCTCGTGCGTGTCGGCCAACTCGCGCGCGGTCGCCGAGCGTTCTCGCATGACCTGCGCGCGGAAGGCCTGGCAGTCGTTCGCGAGATCCGTGCAGACCTGCGCCTCGGCCGCGCCCTCTGCTCGCAGCGTGTCGACCACGTGGACGAGTTCTCGAATCTTCGTCGTGTCGTGGACCGGCTCCGCGAGGATCGTGTCGACGCGCGTCTTCGCGCGAGCGAGCCCGCGCTGAAACGCGGAGTCGATCGACCGCGCGCTCGAGGCAGTCGAGTCGACGCGATGCGCGGCGGTGTCCGTCGCCGCGATCGCGGTGCGCCGCGTGGTGTCGTCCCGCGCAAGCGTTTTCTTCCCATCGTCGAGCCGTACGTTGTCGCGGGCGTCCCGACAGCCTTTGAACAGCAAGAGCAGGACGACCGCGACAAGAACGGTGATGCCGGCGGCGAGCCATCGCTCGCGCGCCGACATCGCCGCCGCCGTGCTCACAGCGCGTGCTCGATCGCCGTGATGCCGCGCCGGATCGTGTCCGCGATGTGATGCAACGCCGCGCCCACGTCCTGTTTGATCACGTACGTCACGCCGTGTGTCGACGACGGGACGTGCGCCACGAACTGCTGCGTGCCCGTCGCCGCGTCACCCGTCGAGGTCACGAGCGTGCCGGGCGGCAGATGCTCGGCGATCGCCGGCGGCACGTCGACGACGGTGTGATCCGGCGGAACGGCCGGGCCGCCGGGGACAACCTGCAACGCATCGCTCACCGAGGCGGGCGCCTTCGCCGCCGGTTCGCCAGTCGCAAGAGCTTCGACCGTCTTCGCCTGCGTCTCAGCCACTTCGGATGTCGGCGACTGATTGCTCTGCGTGTTCTGCGCCGCGTTTGCGAGATCGTTGAAGTGCGCGGTCGCGGCGTTGTATGCCTCGAGCGATTCCGCTTCGGCTTCGACGACTTGCGCTTTCACGGCGGCGATGTCGGCCGCGTGCTCCGTGGCGATCTCGTCGAGCACGGCGGTGAGCTTGGCGGCATCGAAGCTCGCCGGGTGATCCGGTGTCGCTGGCTTCGCGTCGATCGCGACGGCGATGCGATCGGCGAATGACGTGCCCTCACCGTCGACACCGCGCTCGCCGAGGCCGAGCGCGTAGAGAAATTTTTGATCGGCGGTCAAACCGGACGTCGGCACGAAAGCGTTGCGCCAAGCGTCCCACTCGGCTTGTGTAGCGGTCGGTCCTGGCGTGGCGATACTGAGCGTCATGAGCGTTTTCTCCTAGCTGTGCGCGTCGTGAGCGGTGAAGAGGCTCGAGGAGTGTGCCGCGTATCCTAACCGGGAACGGGAGCGGGCGCGAGCGCGGCGAACAAGAGCGACCACCGGCCGAACCGATCCTTTGGCCCGACAGGTTCGGTGCGCGTCCAGTTTACCCAGCCCTCGCGTGTGTCGCCCGTGGCACCTGGCCGAATCGTATTCCCAGCCTGGACGATGACGTGCGCCGGATCCGGGATCGACCGCACGAGCCCAATATGCCCGAAACGAGCGGGCTTCAATTCGGCGTGCCAGCAGATCCAGAAGTCGCCGCGCGCTGGCTCGGTGAAGAGAGCGTGATGCGCCTCGAGAAAGTCGGCCATTGCCTGACAGCCAGCCGTCAGTGGCAACGGGCATTTCACGCCGAGCGCGCGACTCAGGATCGCGATCGTGTCGACCGCATCGGCGCAACACCAGGGATAGCCCGCGCCGAGGCCGCACGGCTTCAAGATACGCTCAACGTATGGCCCGGCGTTCGAGCCCGGCGGCACTTCGGCCGCGCCTTCCGCCTTCGCTGCGATCGCGAGCGCGAACTCCACGACGTCGAGCGTGACGTTATTCAAGTTCTTTCAGCAGGCGTTCAAGGTCGGCGAGATCGACGTTCGCCGCGATGAATCGTTGGCCCTTGGCGTGGTCGGCCACTCGGCGAAGTCGAAGCACCATCGCCTTCCAGTCCGTATCGGTTGGAAGAACTTTCACGGCGTGGGCTCGTGTCCGCGGTCGTAGTCGCGACGTTCTTCGATCGTGCGGCGCGTCTCGTTGACGACGGAGAGCGAGGTATTCGCCGTGCCAGCGACACCGATCGTGAGCCGCGTCAGAAGCTGACCGAAGTAGGATTTTCCAAAGGCCATCGCGCCGGCCGTGAGGGCGAGCAGGAACGCGGTCCATGAAATGTCGTGCGTGCGTTCGACGATGTGGCCGACGAGGATCGCGAAGTAAATCGCCATCGAGCGCGTGATGCTCATGCACCCGGTTTCGCGATCGACCCACGGACACCGGCGCCAGAGCCGGTCGGCGAGCGGCAGCGCGTCGAAGTCAGTTGGATGGACGACGAGCGCGCCAGACTTTCGGCGAGTGGTCATCGTTCGCGCGTGGCGTGGTTCCGCAACTCGCGATCTCGGGCATCGCGCTCGAGGTCGCGGCGGTCGAGCGCGACGACGAATTGGGTTGCGAGCTCCTCGGCGCCGGCCATGCGTTGGACCATCGTCGCCATTTCGTGATAGCGACTCCGCACCCGCTCTAGCTCGAGGCGGTCGGTCGTGGCGTTGGCTTTGAGAACAGCCACGTCGCGCTGCGTCTCGTTTGTCGTGCGGATCACCCACAGCACGGACGCGAGAACGAGCGCGGTCAGGATCGTTGGAAGCGCGGTTGCGATCTGGTCCATCGCCGGAGCCCAAAGCGGAACGGTGCCGAATGCTGACGCGCGTCTTGGCGTGACCAACCTGTTATGAAGCGGCCTCGGGCGGCAAGAGTGCCGGCGGGATCTTTTCGTGCAAGGCCGCGACGACCGATGGATGGAGTAAGCGCAGGTCGCGGGCCGCATTCTCAAGACTTGAGAGCGCCGCCTCGAGCGCGATGACCGATCCCTCGAGCGAGAGGTGCCGCGCGTGCGCCGCGCTCAGACTATTCAGGCGCCCCATCATCTGCGGGTCGTCCTCGGTCCGGCGCAACGTGGCGACGGCCCGATGACAGAACGCCAACTGTCGCCGGATCTCTTCGGCGTGGTCGCGCACCGTGTCCGCCTCGGCGATGAGCGCGTCGACGGCGGCGCCAAGGTTCGACGAGTGTTGCTCGAAGGTCGCGACGTGTTCTGGCTTCATCGTTCGCTCACGTGGTCTGATTGCTATTGTTCTGAGTATAGCCGATGACGACGTTCCACAACTCGAGCGCCGTGGCCGTGGCGCCGGAATCCGCGAGCAAGACCGACGCTTGATAGGCGTTATTCTGCGAGTCGATGACGGTGCTCAATCCGCTCGAGGTCACGAGCTGCACCGCGCTCGATGAGCTATCCGTCTCGGGATGCGCGATCGTCGTGACCGCACCCGTGGTATGGGAAATCTGATCGACGCTCACCGTGAGTCGTTCCGTCGCCGGCGTGACGTAGGTCAACTTCCCGTAGATCGAGACCGACGTGACCGTCACGCCGTTCGAGATTTTCAAACTCAGCGTGCCTTGCGCCTTGATCGGGTTCGAGCCGCTGTCCGCCTCGAACGTGCCTTTCGTCGGGTTCGGCCGCGCGGACGTGATCGTCGCGCTCGTCAGCGTGAACCCGCTGCCGACGTACGTGTCGAACTTCGACGCGACGTTGTTTAGGTACGCGCCCTGAATGTGCACGACGCGGAGCTGCACGCCGTTCCCGCCCGGCGCCGAGAACCCGACGATCGTGACGAATGCGGTCTGTCCGAACGTGAGCGTCGTGAAGTGCGTTTGTGTGGCCGTGTGCGCGCCGCCCAGGTTGATGAGCGTGCCGCTCGCGGCGACCGTGGCGTCAGCCGGATAGCCCGACGTCGAGAACGACCACCGAATCGACTGCACGTCGCCGGGGAAGTCCGCGGTCCAACTCGTCTGGCCGTTAGCATCCACCGCGACCGTCCCCTGCGGGTTCTGCGTGGCGACCGGGATCGGATCGCCGCCGATCACATATGCGAATGAGGAAACGGTCGAGATGTCTTGGAGCGCCGCGCCGTAGATGTTGAACGCCGGCAGTTTGAAGAACACGGTCTGCCCGGCCTTCCCCTGCGGCCACGGCAGGCGCGCGACCGCGCCGTCCGCGAGGAGAAAGTGCTTCCCGCTCGCGTGTGAGTTGATCGTTGAGCCGTACAGTCCGCGGTAGAGCGTCGTGAGGTTGTAGTGCCCGGCGCTCGTGAGCGCCGCGTTCTTGTACGCAATCCATTCCGGCGATGCTGTCGACGCGCCCTCGACGAAACACAGCGATTGCAAGTTGGCGAAGTCTGTCGCCGAGAACGCGGTCAGCGTGCGACCGGAGGCTGTCACGTCAACGGAGAGCGTGCTCGAGCCATCTTGCACCGGGTACGCGCTACCGAAACTCGCCAGCGTGCCGGTGAGTGTGCCGTATGCCGCCTTGCCGTTCACGATCCCGATTTGCGAGAACGTGATATTGTCCGTCGAGATCCAGACCTCACAGCCGCCCCAATTCGCGCCGCCCGTCGCGCCGAGCCACAACTCGAGCGGCGCCGACGCGAGCGCAGACGGACCCTCGACGATGATCGGCGTCGAGGTGTCTCCGGGGGCAACGTTGGCGTTCGGCATCGTGCCGCTGCCGGTCGCCGTGCCGTAGCGCGTGGCGCTCGCGGTGCCAAACGGCCAGTCCTCGGCGGTGCACTCGATGCCCGCCTCGTCAGCGAGCTCCTCGACGACGGTGAGGCGCACGGGCGTGACCGACAGCCCGGTTTGCGCCTCGGTCAGCGTCACGAGGTCCATCGGTTCGAGGAGCGAGTATTTCCAGCCGAGCCGAAACTGATAAGTGTTGCGCACGTTCTGCTCGCGCTGTAACCGCACTTGCGCGACCTGCTGCGCGACCGCGGCGCTCTTGATCGAGTGGAGCGTGAGCGTCGGCATCGCGACGAGGCCGTACGTCGACGCCGCGAATTGATCGGTCGCCGGATACGTCGTCGTGTTGTAGTCGAGGTCACGGTCTTGATATTCGACCACCACTTGATTAAACGCCGTCGACGGATCCTTGCGCGTGATCGTGATCGGGTCGAGATCCGCGCCACGTGGGAGAAAATCGACGTCGGTGAGATCGTAGAGCGGCGTCGTGTTCGGCGTGTAGGTGTGGCCGTTGCCCGTGCCTGGCGTGTCGCCGTACGGCACGAATTTGAGCACGCCATCCGACCACACCGCGCCGGTGTTCGAGACCTCTAACAACTCGTTCAGGATGTCGGTCGTCGCGACCTGCGTGTCGATCGCCGGGCTCGCGAAGAGAGAGAACGCCGCGCAGTAGTCGGCGAACGTGCCGAGCGGTCCGATGCGCGCCGAGCTCCACCCGAGCCCGTATTGCGTCGACTCGAGCAAGTCGGGGATGATGTCGGCCGGGCTTGCGTCGATGACGCCGGAGTTATTCGCGCCCGGCGCGAAGCGTTTGAACCCTTGGATCTCCCACGAGTAGGACGAGAGCGAATCGTTCGGGAGTGGCGCGTTCGGGTTCGCGACATAGGCGGTGAGTTGGTACGGCACCGCCTGCGCGAGAAAGTTGGTTGTGAGATACGACCACGCGGCCGGCGCGATCGTGCCGAGGAACAGCGACCACCCGTTGACGTCGTAGTTGCCGGCGAACGTGAGGTGTCCGTCTTTGTCACGCCACGTAAAAAAGATGCCGGCGATCGGCCCCTCGCACAGACCGATCGCGATCGGGGCCGTGTATTGTGTGCCGCCACTCGCCCCTTTGCTCTGCTGCTTCGACTGGCCGCCAGGGATCGGCAGCTTCGGCATGTGAATGAGGTTCCCAGCGATGCGCGCGGTGCCGTAGACGATCGGGATCGGTGAGCCATAGACCGAGGTCTGCACACGAAACCCGCCGATGCCCGTTTGCTTCGGCGCGCCGTAGAACAGCCGCATCAAACCAGACACGACAACCTCCACGCGCTATGGAGCCGCGCGAACAGTGGTGTACCTGGCCGACACTCCTCTTCGATCACGCCAGCGCCCCGGAATGCGTGGATCACGCGCCCTTCCTCGCCCCACTCGAGAACGATCGCGCCATGACTGGCTGACCGGCCATACCGAAAAAGCACGATGTCGCCAGGCGCGGCCGACTCGCGCGGCGCGTTATAGCAGAACTTGGCGACCCACTCGAGAAGCCGGTCGTCGTCGGTGTGCATGAACCAATCTGGCGCGTAGAACGCGAGCCGAGGCGAGATGTCGGGGACGAGCCCGCACTCCGAATAGACGGCGATGAGGAATTGCCCGCAATCGACGCCGGTGCCCTTGAGCCGCGCCCCGTGGTGAAACGGTGTGCCGAGCCAGGATCGGGCCGTAGCGACGACTTGGGAGCGACGGGCAAGCACTGTGGCCGGGATCGCGCCGAGCGATGGCACGGTCACCGGGCGTTCTCCGGCGCCGGCACGTAGGGATAGCCGCGGAAGTGGGCCAGGTTCGCGAACTTGGTCGTGCAGGTCGCTTGCAGTTTGTCGCACCCGGGGAAGATGCTAAATGCGTCACCGTTTACCGGAGCAAACCGGAACGGGGCCGTCGGGATGACCGTGCCCCCGGCGTTCGTGAACGTTTTGACCGTGCGCGTTGAATCGGGACCGAGGCCGGCGTTCTGCCCCGAGGTGAACGTGATCGCGCCCAGCTCGAAATAGCCGTCCGCCTGCGCAAGGTTCGTGAGGATGACGCTCGCCGTGGATCCGCCGGCGGCAGCGCCGCCCACGGTGAACGCCGCGCGATTGAGCGTGCACCCCGCGTCGTACACGTTGTGCAGACAGCCAGGCGACCAGAGGTTGCGCGGAAGTGTGAGCTGGAGATAGGTGAGATCCGAGTTCACCGTGATCTGCACGCCGGTGCGCGTCGACACGACCTGGCCGACGACGCCCCAAAAGTTAATGAGCGTGCCCTTCGAGACGTCGCCCCACGTCGCCATGTAGAGCCGCTCGAGCACGACGCGCGCGCCGTCGAAGTAGCCGGTCCGCCCCTGCTGCGGGAGCGGCAGACCGAGGAGCGTTTGCCCGGCCACGGTCGCGAGCGTAATCGTCATCGAGTCAACCTCGAGACCAACGATGAGCTTCACGGCGGCGCGGGTGAACGTCGGGTACGGCGTGCCCTCGCCGCCGGCGAAGAACGTGTGGCTCGCGTTGTCGACCTGGCTCACGGCAGTCACGTCACCGGGCGCGCTCGTGAGGTAGAACGTCGGCCCGTTGACGGGAATAACCGTCAACAGATCCGCGACGTAGAATTCGGTCGAGGAATTGAGGAACGCGATGAGCGCAGGCGAAGCGTTACGCACGATCTACGAACCGATCACGGATTTGAACGCGAGCCCGCCCTGTGACCAAAACGCGCTATTGAAGTTCGTGAAGTCCGGCGCGTCCGTGTCGAACCGCGCGCGCCAGTAGTAGCCGCCGGTCCACGTGAGCGCGTGCCCGACCGAGACAGGCGCGGTGAACGTGACGAGGCCGTTCACAATGTTGTAATCGACGCCGGCGGTTTTAACGACGCCGTTGTCTTTGATCACCGGCACGCCGTTCAGGTTGTAGACGAATTCGGCGAACCCCGCGACGGAGAACGTGCGCAAGAGTTGGAACGCCGTCGTCGCGCCGTCGCCCGTGGCGAACTGCTGGCCCGTGACCGTGTTGTCGGTCGGATCGCTGTAGAGGAACGAGTCGAACATCCCCTGCCGAGCGAGATAGAAATTCGCGAGGGTCTGGAAGTCGGGCGTGGTCGGGTCGATGCGGAGAAAGTTGTGCACGACGTTCCACCGCCATTGCGGATACGGCGCGAACGCCGCGCGCAGCTCGCGGAAGCTGACCGACGCCTGGACCTTGGTCGCGAAGTTCGGCGTCTTGACGACCGGCCATCCGAGCCCGGCGAGCGAGGGGAACACCGCGTTCGACATCGCTCACCCTCGGCCGGGCGCGGTCGGGAGCCGGATCCCTTGCCCGACGCCGGCGACGACGGCCTTCGCGAACGTCGTCGAGTTTTTCATCGCGAAGTCGTGGAATGAGCCGGCGTCCATCGTTTGAATACTCACATTGTATTGCGGCGCGGCACCGCCGGAGGACGACGACGACGCTGCGCCGCCGCTACTGCCGCCACCACCGCTACTACTGCCGCCGCCGCCAAAGGAACCCGCGAGCGCGAGCACAGCGGCCAACGTGCCGAGTCCGATCGCCGCGGCGGTGATCGGGTCGAACTTGCTGGATGCCCAGGCCCACGCCGCCGCCGCCGCCTTCGCGGCCTGAATCCCGATGAACTGGACGGCGGCCCACGCCTCTTGCGCGATCTCGTTCGTGACGCCGCCAACTGTCAGCCCCTGCCGCGCGAGCCACATTGCCGCGTGGCTCTCAAGCATCTTGGCCTCGGCCGTCGCGGCCTCGACGACGAGGTCTCGCATGAGCGTTCGGAAGAAATCGCGCATCGTTTCGCCGCCGCGCTGAAAGCCTTTGATCGCATTGTTCCATGCGTCGGGGATCGCGTTGAACGTGTCCTGCCATCCTTTCGCCACGTCCGCCTGCTGCTTCTCCATCCACTTTTGTTCTTCCTCGGCGCTCTTTTGCATCGCCGCCGCCAGCTCGGCCGCGAGCTTGCGATCGCGCAGCCAATCCGCATAGCCGCCGTCGTTCGGCGTCTCGACAGTCGGCGCCGGTGTCTTTGGGTTGAGCAGTGCGTTCAGCGACGGGTCGTTCGCGAGCGCCGCCGTCGGGTCTTCTTGTTTGAGCAAGTGCAGCCAGACGAGCAGTCCCTTCACCTGCTGCACGAGTACAACGAATTGGTTGGCGACCCAGAGCACGACGTGGCCGAGCGTCTCGAGCAACGGCATGAAGATTTCCGACAGCTCTCGACCGGCGACGGCCATTTCGGCGTGATAGACTTTCATCGAGTCGACATACTTGTTGATCGCTTCGACGTCGTCCTCGCCCATCGTAATGCCGAGCTGGTCGGACTGCTTCTCGAGCGCCTCGATGCCGCCGGCGCCCTCGTTGAGCAGCGGGATCAACTCCGCACCGGCGCGGCCAAACAAGTTCATCGCGATCGCGGTCTTGCCGGTGCCGTCCTCCATCGTCGCGAACCGTTGCGCGACTTCGAGGAGGAGCGTGTTGAGCGGCACGAGGTTGCCGTTCGCGTCGGCGATCGAGATCCCGAGCGCGTGGAACGCTTCGGCCGCCGGCGTGGTCGCGCTCAGTTTCGCCGCCTCGACGTTGCGCGCGAGTCGCTCCATGCCCGTCTCGAGCTGCTCGAACGAGACGTCGGACAGGTCAGCGGCGTAGCGTAGCCGCGAGAGCTCCTCGGCTGTCGTGCCGATTTTCTGCGCGCCGATCTCGAGCTGCTTTCCAAGTTCGGCGGTGCTCGAGATCATTTCTCCGAACAACTCGCCACCTTCGACGAGCGCCATGATCGCGAGGAGCGGACCGAGCGCGGCCTCGATCGACGCGGACATCGCCTCGAACGATCCCGCGATGGCTTCGGTGCCTTCGGCAACGACGCCGGCCGCCTCGGTCATCGACGCGACGAGGCCGGTGATGTTGCCGGCAATGTTGACTAGGACGCCGTCGACCGTCTCGTCTGCCATGCGCTCGCCTCGCTCACCGTTGATTCGCCGCCGCCTTCACGCCGGCGACGAACGATGCGACGTCCTGTTCAGTCGAGCGCGCCGCGCTCTGGCCGTCTCCGACGCCCGCCACGGCGTCGATGATCGACTTTAACACTACATGCGTCGGCGGTTCCTCGGTCCAGTAGAGCAGCAGCTCGAGCGCGTCGTCGATCGTGGTCTCGTCGAGCTGCGGGTACGTCCACCCCGTCGCGGTGATTAGCCGGCCACAGATGCGCCGGACATCGAAGTCGACGGGGCCTCCGCTTCCCCCGTGGGAACGCGCGCCCCCGGTGTGCCACTGTAGACGGCGTACTTGCAGCAGTTCGCGAGCGCGAGAAACCCCTCGTCATAGGCCATCTCGTCGAGCGCGCGGGCGATCACGTCGACCGACGTGTCCGACGCGGCGGCGGCGATCGTGATCATCGTGTCGATCTCGGCCGGGGACGGAAGCTGTCCGGCTTTCAGTCGTCCCGCCGCCGTGGTCACGAGCGCCGTGACCGCCCCGTGCAACTCCGGATTTTTTCGGAGCTGTCCCATTCGCAGTTTCGTGACGCGGAGCGTGAGCGTGCCGACGTCGATTACGAACGCCGGCACGGTCGGTGTGGTCGGACTCGTCATGCGCGCAAGACTCCTTACTCGCTCGAGTAGAGATCCAGCACTCGACCGAGGCTGTCGGCGTACGCCTCGAACGGCATCGAGAGCATTGTGAAATCAGTGTTCTTGAATGTGAAGTCGAGGCCGGGGACAACGACGGAGTAGAGCTTGATGCCGCTCGTCTGGCCGCCGTACTGATTGAACAGCGCGCCGGTGAACGTGTTGGCCGCGCCCATGAGCGAATTCGAGAGCGACACCGTCTGGCCGGTGGCGGCGGTGTAGCTGTAGTTCATGCTCACGACGTGGCCTTGGTCCGCGCTCGCGAACGTATACACGCCGGCGCTCACCGCATACTGTCCCGTGCCTGGCGCCGAGGCCACGCGCGTCATCGGCTTGGATGCGCTCAGATCGTACACGCTGAGATCGGCGCCGAAGTTTGCCGAGTTCAACACCGTCACCTGAAACGGCGTCGTCGGGATCGTGGCCGTCTCGCCGATCGCGCCGATGACTTGGCCCGTGGCAATCGTTGCGCCGGACAGCGCCTGTTTGATGAGCGAGCCGGTGAACGACGCGAACTTGGCCGTGCCGGAGATCGCCAACTCGGCCTCGGCCACTGCCGCCGCGACCTTGTTCTGTCCGTACAACTTTTTGAGGCTCGAGCTCGACTTGAGCGAGATGTCTTGCAGCGTCGCGCAGATGATGGGCGTCGGGTTCGAGCCCGCCGGCGTGAACGCGAGCAGGCCCGATCCAAAGCCAATTTGGCCGCCGTTCGGCATGCTTACCCCTTCGCCGCGGTCGCGGCGCTGAATCCTGCGACGAGAGTGCGAAGCGCGTTGATCGACCGCGTCACGTGCGCGATGCGCGCGGGATCGGTGCCGGCGAGTCCGGTGACGGCCTTAGCGAATTCGTCCGCGCTCGGCGCCTTCCGGTTTTTCACGATCGCCGCCCACAGCGTCTTCGCCGCGTCGGCGTCGAGGAGCGGGTCGAGGTTCTGGGCCGTCGCGCTTTCCCACGCGCTCAACTCGCGGTGCTGCCGTTGTTCTGGTGTCTCTGTCATACAATCCTCACGAGTCGGCGGGGGAACGACGGGCAATCCTACGACGTCAGCAGCATCTCGATCGGGACGTGCGCCACGGCCACGCGGCCGATGATGCCCTCGAACCTCTCAATGTTACCGCTGACGCGGCAGTAGGCACAGAGGCCCCCGAGGGTCGTACAGAACACGCCGGGCGGCCGACCGACGAACCGTGCCCCAGCGGCGGCGTTCTCGCCTGGCTGAATGAGCAGGGCGTTCACGACGGCCGATATTAGCGTGTTGAGCATGATGCTCGGCGGGGTCGCCTCGTCAGGGGATTGCGCGTACAGCACGACGAGTGTTCGCACGCGCCACATCGGCGGTGACACGCCCTGGACCGATGACGGCGCCTCGAAAAGTTCGATCCCCTGCGAGATGAGTTGCAACGACGGTTGCAGTGTCGGCGGCTGGTCCGCCCAATTCTCTTGGATCCGGGTCGCGTAATTGACGCCTGGGACATTGCCTAGGCGGTCGAACTGCGCGACGGTCGCGGCCTCGAAGTCGACGGCCATCGGTCAGAGCCCAGCCATCGCGCGCGTAATCGCGGCGTGGATTTCCGGACGCATCTCCTCGAGTCGAGGCCGAAGCCACGGCCGGGGCGCTTGCGCTGGGTGAAAGACTGACGCGACGGGATGTTCGGCACCCGGCCAAAAGAGCGCCTTCTTATTCCGCGGTACGATCGTGAACGCGCGCGTGCCGGTCAGCTCCCAGATTCGGCCGTAGCTCTTGTTCGAGCCAGTCGAGGCGGTCTCGCTCGACGGCGTGCTGACGAACTTTGTGTTCACGCTGCGCGCGAGCGCGCCAGTGCGGCGATTCAGCGGGTTGCCCGCGAGGCTGACTGTCTTTACGCGGGCCTCGAGCTGATAGCCAAGCGCCCGAACCGTGGCGCGCATCCGTTCGAGCGCATTGGTTGGCGCGAGCACGGAAAGTCGCTCTGTGACCATCTCGGCGCCGACCACGCGGCCGGTGATGATGATTGGCGACGACACAGGGCTACGCGATCGGAAGCGCGGACTCGAAACAGCGGCGCTCGAATTCCGCGACGGCGCCGACGAGCTCCTCGAGCGCGAGGGTGCGACGCGAGATCACGTGATAGCCTTTCGTCTCGCGTTCGACGGCGACCATGCCGTCACCCATGAGCGACGACGTTGATTGCCGAATGCGCGCAGCGCCGAGATCGTTGTTCACGAGAGTTTCGTCAAACGGGTCAACGTCGGCGTCATGCGCGTGTTGTAGAAGTCGGCGATCCCCTTCACGTCGGGCGGCAGGTTCGAGAGATCGAACAACACGACCTCGCCGGCGATCGTCTTCGAGCGTTGGCCGGCGCGCTGCATTTCGTTGTAGCGGATCTGACACCACTTCGTCGCAGCGTGTACGATGTCGCTGGGCAGCGTGGCGAATCCCGCCTGGTACACGACCTGCACGCTCGCTACGCCTTTCGGAAACCGCCCACAGTACAGCACGACCGAGAATTCAGTAAATGTGAAATCACGATCTTTGACGAGCGGCACGTTTGCCGGCGTGGCGCCTGGTGCGTTCGCGGGGCTGAGGAGTGTGACGGACGTGACATCGACGAGCGGCGACTGTGAGAGCGTCAGGACGTCGGTGCCAGTGCCCGCGCGGATCTCTTGCCACGTCTCGAGGGAGAACGTGCGCGTGCAGTAGTTCTCCAGCGCCGGCGTCACGGCGTCGACGAGCGCCTGAATCAGTCCGTCGTCAACGTTCGCGGTCGGCGCCGGCGCGATCTGTTGCGCCCGCGTGAGGCCGAGGTAGCCTTTGACCCTCGCGACCGTCGTGAGCGGCTTTCCCATCGGCCGGAGCTACTTGTTCCCAGAGCTACGCGCGGCGGCGGCACCCGTCGGCCGCTGCGGGCCACCGCCAGCGGTGCCGCTCGCGGCCTTTGACTGCTCGCTGTCCGCCTTTGCCTTCGCGGCCTCGCGCGCCACTCGCTCGGCATCGCTCTCGGTCTGCGGGTGTTCTGGCGGGAGCGTGTGCACTTGCTCGCTCGGCGCCTGCACGGCCGGCGTGCCCGCGTCCACCTGGGCCGTGGTCGGCGATCGCGACCACCCGCTGCGCAAGAGGCTGTGCGCGAGGTTCTCCGGCACTTCGATCTCGCCGTTGCGTGACTCGTAGACCGTTTTGCCGGCGTGGACCTGGGTCGCGCCGCGACCGTAAAGCTTGACCAACATAGAGCGATTCTCCGGAGACTGAACGCACAACGGGGCGCGAGCAAGTTGCGGCCCGCGCCCCGTTGCTGTCAACTCGGCCGCCGACTAGTTCGTCGTCGGCGCAATGTTCGTGATCGCCGCGAACGCCGGCGGGAAGTAGTTGAGTAGCGTCTCGTCGACGTAGACGCCGTATTCACGCTTGCGCGTGCGGATCGGCCACAGCGTCGAGTAATACTCTTTGCGGCAGAGCATCTCGACGAGGGTTGTGACGCGAGAGCCAGCGTAAGGCGCGTTCTTCGTGGTGAACAGCATCGTGCCGGCCGTCTGGAACGGATGCACGCGGATCGCGAGCACGTCTTGCGTGACCGGGTTCACGTAGCTGCCGATCCGCGAGCCGGCGACGAGATCGAGAATCGGCGACTCCGCGTTCGCGTTGAGCTTCAACAGCGGCGCGCCACCGTTCTTCACGATGAGCACTTTCAGGCTGATCATCTCTTGCGAGTTCAGCCAGATCGTGTCGGGTGAGAGCCGGTAGTTGTCCCACCGATCTTTCAACATCGTGTTGATCTCGGCGATGCCGCCGGCGTTATCCGTCGTGAGTTGCGAGCCGACGCCGTCCGTGCCTGTCGCCAGCGCGCTGTAGTACGCGCCGAGGCCCGTCTTGAACGGCGCGCCATACAGCAGACCGTCGAAGCCGTACGCGCCGACCGCCGAGTAGTCCGCGACCGCGAGCGTCGTCGCGTCCTGCGTTGTCGTGACGAGCGTCGTGTTGAAGTTCACCGAGTTGAGCGTCGTGATCTGTTGCAGGTACTGGTGTGACGTCGAGGTGCCCAGATACCACGCATAGGCCACCGCGCCCTGCACCGCGGTCACGTGGGCCGTCACGCGCTGCACCGCCGTCCCGGCGTTGAGCACGACGCCCGACGACTGCGCCGACAGTTGCGCCGTGCCGCCGTTGATCGTGTCGCTCGAACCGTCGGCGTTGATGCGGGTGATCGTCTGTTGCACACCGCCGGCGACCGTCGCCCGGCTCAACCCGTCAGCGGTCAGCGCAACACACACGACGGTGTATGTCCCGTCGGACAGCGCGCCGTTTGTGGCGCTGCCCGCGCCCGTCGGCGTCGGCGTTGTGCCGAGCAAGTTCGACGAGTTGCAGTTGAGAATGATCTGTTCTTCCGAGATCATCATCGACTTGAGCAAGTTCTCGGACGCCAGGGCGAGCACGTCGTCGAACCCTTCGGCCGCATACTCGGCCTCGAAGGTCACGAAGTCTTCCGAGCCGAACCCGGCGTACGCCGACAGGCGGTCCGACTCGACGGTCTGTACGACGCCCGACCGATTTCCTTCGGACACGCCGACGGGCATGTTCTTGACGTTGATACCGGTGATCTGCTTCCACCGGTGCGCCGTGTCGCCGCGTCCTGACGTGCGCCGCGCGATCATGTTGCGGAGCGGGGTGATCGACTGCCCCCACGGGAACAGAAGCTTTGCGCCGGCCTCGAGGTCGTAGTTGACCAGGCCGAGCGCGACCGTGTACGCCTTTTCGTACCGATCCGCGGCGCTTCCGCCGCCGCCGGCGATCGCCGACTTCATCGCCTCGAGCGTTTGCTGCATGGAATTGTTCATTGCGCCGTGCCTCGGGGTCGCCGTGGGTCAGGTTGAGAAAACTCGAATGAGAACGCGCGTGACTCGCGGTGCGACTGGCTCAGAACTTCGGCTGCATCTCGGGCGGCAGGCCCTCGATTTTCGGACTGAGGAACGATTCCTTGAACGCGCCCTTGAACGTGGTCGGCGGTGCCTTGTCGCCGGTGGCGGTCTTGTCCACCGTCTCGCCGGTGGCCGTGGTTCCGCCTGCGACGTCGGCGCCCTTGTCGACGACGCGGAGCACGCCGCCCTTGCCCGACAACTGCTGCACGAGTTGCGCACCGGTTGACGCGAGATCCTCGGCCGTCTTGCGCAACGTGGCGTTCTCGCCCTCGGCCGCCGTCGCGCGATCTTCGGCGGCCTTGAGCCGCTTCTCGAATCCGCTCAACGCTTTCGCGAACTCGCCTTCACCAGCGCCAGCGGTTGCCGCTGCGGCCTTCGCGACCTTGTCGGCCTCGCCCTCGTCGTCGCCCGCGCCGCCCTCGCCTTCGCCGGTCATGCTGGCGTGCAGGCCGGAGAGCTTCTCGACGTGAGCCTTCATGGCCTTGTGCGAGTCGCCGGCGATCTTCATGCACTTCTCGGCGTGGTCGACGAGATCGCTGACCTTCGCGATATGCTTCTGCGCGAACGCCTTGGCGAACTCGGGATCGCCGACGGCCTTCGCGAACTCCTCGGGGGAAGAGAGCGCGACCTTGAGCGTTTTGAGATAGATGTCGTCCTTCATCGTGCCCTCGTCGGTGATGGCGACTTTCGTCGCGCTCGTTTCTTTCGTGTCGCCTGCGGCCTCGCCTTCCTCGTTCGCGTCGAGTCCGAGCAGCGCGCGGAGTTCCTCGACCTCTTCGCCGGTCATCGCGAGCAGGATGTCGGCGCCCTCGGCCGCCCAATCGGCGAGCCGGTCGGGGATCTCCGAGTCGTCCTCTTCCCGCTCGCGCTCGTACTGCGCCGACCGTTGCGCCCAGGTCGTTGACTCGACGAGGTTCGCCATTTGGCCGATTTCGTACATGCCTTTCGAGAAGTCGCCGCGGAGCATCGCCTTTTCCGTGACGTCGCCGATGCCGAACTTGCGCGCGGCGGCCCGAATGTTCCGGCCAATCGTGGCTTGGTCCTTCGTCGAATACTTGGCGCGGTTCTTCGCCTGGCCCCAATACGAGAGCGCGGCGCGCACGTGCGCCTTCGTCTCGATCGGATACTTTTTGTTCTTCGCGTCGGCGTAGGTGACGTCGCCGTATTTCGATTCGCCGGTCGCGGCGCTCGTGTCCTCGCGGGCGGCGATCTTGAATGACCGCTCCTCGCTCGCGCCGCCGATTTTGATCATCGTGAATGTGGCGGTCGGCACGCACGGGAGATCGGCGAGCGATAGCTCGGTCGGGTTCGCGATGTAGCGCATCATCGTGCGGTCGACGGGATCCTTCCACCGCTTCATGACTTTCCCAGAAAACGAGAAGCCGGTGTAATTCCCGTCCATGACCTTTTGCCACTCGACCGGATCGTTCACGTACGCGCACACGTCAATTTTTTTCGCCGTGTCGTCGAACGAGAGATCGCGCAGGATGCCCGCCGAGATGTTGCGGTGCATCGCGCGGAGATTGCCCTTCGACTTCCCGGCGGTGCCGTCCTCGGCATTCTTCGACCACTGCTCGATGTACGGCTTCGAGCCGTCGTAGTCGAAAATCTCGTTGTCGCGGTCGCGGATCTCCTGCGTGGCTACGCCATAGACCTCTTGCTTTTCCTCGTCGATTTTTGTGATCGGGATGAACAGCGCGGGGCGCGGCATGTTCACAAGGGGACGGCGACGACCGAGCGAGCTGACGCGCGTGAGGCGGCGGTGCGACTTCTCTAACGCGCGTCGTGGTCGTGCTGTGGGTCGTGCTGGCACTACGCTCGAACAGGGAGACCCGCGCCGGCCGCCGATAGCCGCGATAGGAAAGCTGGCAACGACCGACGCGCTCGTTCACCCCTGAACGCCTGCAAGTTTGGGCGGACTGCGGGGCTACGTCAAGGGATCGCGGCCCTCTTCGCTGTCGTCGGCGTCCAGCGGACGAACCCAATACCAATAGCCGGTCGGCATGGTGGCGATGAGCCCCACGCGCGTCACGCCGATCTCGTCGACCCGTTCGACCTCGATCAGTTCCGCCCAGCCCTTCGACGCGCGCACGACGACGGTGAGCACGGTGTGCTCGGCGTGTACGGACAGATCCAACGTGTCGCCGGGTTGCGGGCGGATACGGCGGCGCGGCATCGGCGGAACTTACTCGCTGTCGCTGTCCTCGGGCACGACCGCCACAGGGTAAATCACGCACCGGCAATTCGGGTGCGCCGGCGGCCCGTCGTCGCCGTTCGAGAACGCATCCTCGAGCGGCACCTCTTCGCCGTCCATCGGCTCGCACTCGTCGCACGCCTCGTCGTCCGCGCTCCACCCCTTGCCCTCGACGACGCCAGAAGCGGCGTAGCCTTGGAGCGTGCCGGCCGTCTCCGCGGTCGCCATCTCCGTACGGGCGATGACGGTCGCGCGGTCCGTGCTGAACTCCCACGCGCCGGAGAGCTGCTCGGCGAACTCCTCGGTCGTGATGCCGTCGCGGATCGCTGCCGCCGTCATTTCGTTGACGGCATCGCGCGTGACGTCGCTGACGTCGGTGATGAGATTTCCCGCGCGCTCTTGGGCCCACGCGATCGCGCGCTCGTTGGCTTGCGAGAGGAGTTGCTCGATTTCGTCGGCGGACGCGCCGCGCGTGAGGCGGCGGATCTCGCCGTCGCCGCGCTCGAGCGCGACCTCGGTCAGCAGGTCTCGGAGCTCGTCGCGCTCGGCCTCGGTCCAGGCAAAGTCGTCGTCCTTGAGCGAGCTGAGAAAGTCGCGGAGCCGATCGGCTGCGTCCTTCTCATGTCGCGAGGCGCGCGCGACGATCGTTGCGCGGATCCGGCGAAAGACTCGCCGCGCGAGCCGGTCGATCGACCGCTCATACTTCGCGGCGTGCGTATCGTTGCGCGCGAGCGGCGGCAGCGCCTTCGCCTTGGGTTTCCGCTTCGCGCGTTTCTCGACGACGGCCAATCCCGTTACGAATTCCACGGCGCACGATACCCGAACGGTCGCAAGCGCATGGCGCGCGCGCCGCCGACTTTCGTCGTCGTGCCTTCATCGCCGGTGCCGGGCTTCTTGCCGTTGCCGTTCGCGCCGTTGCTGCTCGGCGCTTTGTCGCCAGGCTTGCCCGGCGGTGTGCCGCCCGGCCTTGGAGGAGTGGCGCCGCCTGCCGCGATGGGTTCCGGCGCCGGCGGTTGCAACTCCTTTAATTGGTCCGGCGTGGCCGGTGGCAGACTCGCGAACTCGCGCACCTCGGCGAGCGTCATGATCGCCTTTGCCGTGCCGGTCGTGCCGCCGTAATAGCTCTGCGCGACTCGCGCCTTCGCTTCGGGATCGACGATCTCCTCGTCGGCCCACTGCCAGCGGAGATTCGGAAATCCCGCGCGCCGCAACAGGTCGTCCATGAGATCCGAGAACCATAGTTTCATGGGCTCGAGTCCCTCCTCCTGCGCGGCCTCTTTACTCGTCTCCGACGTCGCGCGGTTCATTTCTTTCACGAACGCTTGCGGCGGCAGTGAGAAGCAGTAGCAGATAATCCGAATGAGCCATTCGTCGAAGGTGTCTTTGAGGATCTGGTCCTTCGTCGCGACATACTTCGCGTCGGCCGGCACGAACCGCATTTTGCGGCGCTCGCCGAGCTGCCCCGACATCTCCGAATTGAACCACTCGGTGAATTGCTTGATCGCCGCTTGGCTCCACTCTTTCGGCACCTCCATGAAGCCGTCGGGAATGGTACCGGCGGTGAAATACGCGAGCTGCGACATCTGCCGGTTCAACGAGATCGCGATCGTCGCGAGCACTTGCTCGACGTGGCTCATGCCGTACAGTCGGTTCGTGCGGACGTTGTACGGGTAGTATCCGATCTCGTCCAACGTATAGTCTTGGGTCGGCATCCCCTTGAGCACTTGCTGATATGCGGGGAGCGGCGGCATCGGCGTTCGGCCGTCCTCGGCGAGAATCAGCAGCTTCAACGTCGCGCCGTCCATCGGCTCGAACAGCGGACGGACTTCGCCGTCGATCTGCGCCGTGCGCAAGTAGACGGCGGGCGCGTCGATCACGAGATGATCCTCGACGATCGACCGCATCCACTGCCTGAACGTGTGCACGCCGTCGGGCTTCGAGAGCCAGGCCTCGACGTCGCGCGCGGCCTGCCCGCCGTTGTCGTTCTTCTCGACGCCGCGAATTTTCCATCGCTGCGCCGCCATCTGGTCTTTCCGCGTCTCGATCGCGAGGCGCAAGAGATCAAGTCCGCCCTCGGCCGGCTCGGCCATCCGGCGAAGCGTCTCGAATCCGATCGGCACGCCCTGCTCGCCACGGGGCGTGTAATTGAAATTGATGAACGACGGGTAGTCCCACCGGCGCCCCGTCGTCGTCCCTGGCGGTGCAACAGGCGAGAGCGGCCGACCGGACGGAAACCAACCGTCGGGCGGATCAAAGGCCTCAACGGCTTGCGGCGACGTCGGCGCCACGGGCGGCAGGAGACGCGCGGGCGCGCCCGCGCGCACGGGCGGCGCCGAGCGTTGAAAGGCGCCGGTCAGTCGATCGACCGCGCTGCCGAGGCCCGTGATGCGTGCCGCGCCTTCTGTCGGTGTCGCCATGTTTAGTGATCTCTCACGGCCCGATCGACGGCCCCATGATAAAGCCGAACTGTTGGTTCGGCCGCGCCGGCCCCGGCGGCACGAGCGACGCGCCAAGCGTCCGCCGCTGTTGCGGTTGTGCCGGATCGTAATACTGCGCAATGATACTCGCCGCGCGCGCCGCGAGGTTGACCGGCGGCGGCGCGGTCGTTGTGCCAGCGGTGACCTTTGGCGCTCGAGGCTGTGGGTCGACCGTCGGATAATACCACGTCCGAATGAGATCGAGCGCCACCGCGGCCGGGCTCCGGGGCGGCGGCGTTACTACGGCCCCCGTCGTCACTTTCCGTGGCGGCACGGGCGGATCGACCGGCGCGTAATACCACACGCGAATGAGGTCGAGCGCCGCTTGGGCCGGCGAGTGCGGGAGGCCTGGTGTTGGTTGGGTTGACACCTGCGCGGCGATCTGGGGGGGCCGTTGTGGCGGAATGAACGGCGGTTCCCAGGTCGCGCGAATCAGCTCGGCGGTCGACGGATCCGGCGCACGCGGAATCGACGTCGCGACCTGCGTCGTCGGCGTGGCGGTTTGGTACAGCGGGATAATGACGGGCACGAGGCACGCGGCCACGGCGGCCTGCGTTTGTCGGTCCGCCAGCGCCGGCGGGAGTGTCGGCGTCCCGGCGTTGGCCGGAACGGTGGCGCTGGTCGCCGGAGGGATGACGGTGACGGGCGAGTAGAACACGCCCGGCGAGTAGAAGTTCACGACCATCCCTCCGACGGTGTGGCCCCGCGATGCTACAGAATTACGATACCGTGCCCGTGATCGACACGGTAATCGAGAGCGATACCTGCGGCTGCGGCGCGCTGTCGACGTCCTTCTGCGCATCGCCGACCGGCGTGCCCTTGTCCTTGTGGTCGCGCGCGATCCGGTCGCGGGTGTCCTTCAACTTCGCCTCGGCCGGGTCGAGGATGAACTTCGCCGCGTGGTGGGCCACGTTCCGAACGACGGTTTGATCGTCGCTCGAGAGCGCCGGGTCGTGCACCTTGGCGTTGAGCTGCTCGCGCACGTCGTTGAGACTGCCCGACGCGCTGAATGAGAATTCCATGATGACAAATCTCCGAAGAGGAAAAGCCAGAGAGACGGGGGTGAACGGCGCGTGCAAACGCGGGTACAACGGGACGACGACTTACAACTCGGCGTACGTGACGCCGGTGTTCCAGCCGGAGAGCGTGCCAGCCGCGGCCGGCAGATGCAGGCCGAGGCCCGACGCGGAGCTCGCCGACATCATGAGTTGCTCGTCGGGCGTTGGCGTCCAGAGATAGCCGTTCAAGACGCTGAACGTATCCGGGATGATGACTGTCTTGGCGCCGGCGCCTTCCGCCGATGCGTTCACCCCGGCGGTGCCGGCGGCGCCAGCCGCGCCGCCCGTGATCTGTGCCGCGCCGTCGAGGAGCACGCTCTTCGCGGGTGTGGCAGATGTGACCGTGGGGAACGCGGATACTTGGGTGTTCCACTGGATCCGCTGTTGCACGCTCGACGTGACGCCGGCCTGGGTCGCCCAGCCGCGCAAGACGCGGAACGACGCCGTCGTTCCAGGGTTGATGAAGACGAGCGTCACCGCCTGGTTTGCCAGCGTGAGGTTGACGCCGTTGACCGTGTATACGCCGCGCATGAGTGTCGTCTCCTACGATCAAGCTGATACCGATGGCTGATTCGCGTAGGGCGCGTCATGCGGGTGCTGAGGGGACGAGCGCGGCGACTTATCGAGGCATCCCGTCCGTGAAACTCGTGGGCGGCAGGATCGTCGCCCACTGATTGCCACAGTCAAGACAATAACGATCTTGGACGCGCGGCACTAGCGCCCCGTGCTCGAGGTGCCCATCGAGCTTGAACCGATGGGGGAGTTGCGTGGTCTGCACGCCAACGTTCCCGCCCAGGCAGTGCGGGCAAATAAGCGCCGTGTCGAGCGGTCGGGCCTGCGCTGCTGCCTCTTTCGGGTCGAGGCGTTTTCCGTTGACGATGATGGCGAGCATTTGGAGGGGGACGATCTCCTATTGGGCGACGAGCGCCTGATACTGCGGTGAGTGTTGGAGGTCGTAGACTTGCCCTGCGCCGGCCGCCGCCGCCGCTTTCAATGAGATCGCGGCGGCGGCCCACCCAGAGAGCGAAGCCGGCGCAGTCATGAACGATGTGACGGACGTCGCAGTCGTCTGCAACGAATCGAGAACGGCCGTCTGATTCGCCGAGCCGTCGACGCGCACGGTAAACCCGGTATCGGCCGTCGGCGACGAAAAGATCCCGGTCACACCTACGATCACGGCCTCGTTGTCCTGCGATGGGACAATCGGCGTGCCGAAGGCCGGAACGGTCGTTGTGCCTTGCGCGCTTTGGAATTGATCGAAGGCGGCGGCAGCGCAGCCGCTGAGCTCCACAATGTCGAGCGTGATTGTTGACGGATTGCTCGCGAGGGTGCTCGTCACGGTGTTCGCGCCGCCGGACGCGATGTTCTCGGCCACGTAGATGATCGTGACCTTGTCTTGATTCGTGTTTTTCCGAATCGCGCGTTGCGTCCACGTGTTGAGGAGCGTGTCAGTCGGCGGCGACGGCGTTGCCAGGCTCCCGTTCCCGAACCAATGGAGGATCGCAACCAAGGTGCTGCCAGCACTCACGGGCGCGGCGTACGCGTTGGCGATGGTCGGGAGCGTGGGCTCCGTCGCCGATTTCCATGCTTGCAGATGCGCGATGGACATGCGCTAGACCGCGTAGCCGTTGAGGAGAGACGGGCGCGTGCGTCCGATCGAAATCTCGGCGGTGTCGATCGTTTGATCGACGGTCGGCCCGTTGTTGATGTTCAACCGGAATTGGGGTTGCACGGTCACGTTCCATGTCCCGTTGGGAAAGAACGGCCCCGTCGTCGACGTGCCGTGCTGCACGCCGTCGACGTAGGCGTTGACCGTAATGGCCGACGTGTTGATGTTCAAGAACTCCAATACGAGAACGTGCCACGCCCCGTCAAAGTTTGGCCCGAGCGACGGAAGCTGATGATCGGTTGTGCCGCTGAACCCATCGTTGATGACGATGCGGAGCGGATAGCTGCCCGAGATCGGCTGACCTGAACTGCCGTTCTCGAACATGATTTCGATCGTGCCCTGCCCGCCGTGTGACGTGCTCTGTACGGCGATGAACGTGAACTTGTATTCGCAGGATGATCCGATGTTCGAGCTGAGGCCGCCCCCAGGCTTCCATCCGCTCGACAGTTTGAACATCTGCCGCACGTAGAACTTGTCGGTGTAGGCCGCGTGTGGCGGGTTGAGAATCGCCGCCATGCCGACTTGCAGATTGTCCGAGACGCCGGACGACGGGCGGCCCGGCTGCGTGATGCGCCAGACCTGCTCGCCGGTCGGACCGGCGAGGGGCAGCGACTGATAGTTGACGGCTGGCGGATTGCCGGGGCCCGAGGACGCGCTCCCGAACACAGTATTGCCGCCGCCGTTCCAGCCGTAAAACATGGCCGTGCTCGGGATCGGCACGACGGAGTTACTGGGATCGCCGGTCGTACCGTTCCACTCGCAAAAGCCGAGAAAGTGCGGGACCGTATCGAAGGACTGGAAGTTCGAATGTCCGTCGTCGGCGAGCGCGGTGACCGCGACCGGCGTCGTCTGCCCTGCGGTAATGTTGAACGATGCGAAGTCCGTTACGGCTGAGCCGATGCCGAACCCGAGCGGCGGTTGATACCGCCACGTATACGGGCCAGCCGCGAGGGGCGCGGTGAGCGTGCCGCTGCCACTGAGCGCCGACGAGGCGAGGAGGTTCGTTGCTGTCGCGTCCCACAGCTCGAAGACACCGCCGCCGACAGTGGCGCCGCCGACTTCGTTCGTGACCGCGACCGAAAAGAAACCGGTCGCTGGGCCGGCGACCGTGTTCGTGTACGCGACGGAACGCGCCATGCGTGGAACGAGGATGTAGGGCGCGCCCACGGTTCGCTCCTCGGCTTACAGAATGGCTTTGATCGTGCTCGCGGCCGCGGTCGTCGACGACGATCGCACGCGCCGAATCCGAACGTCGATGCGGTAGTACGCGGGAACTCCCGGCAGTGTTTGAATGGACCCGTCCATACACACGAACGAGATGTCCGCTTGGACGGTCAGAAAAAAGGCTTTCGCGATGACGGCCACGCCGGCGGCGTTGTAGATGTTGTCATCGGTGTCGCTCGCGAGGATGTCTTTCGCATTCATGCCTTCGCCGGGCGAGTAGACGCGAATGCCGCGACCCGTGTTGACCGTGGCGTATGGGTCGAGCGCGACAACAGGATCGGCCATTGGCGAACGAGCCTCGAGCGGGCGGCGACGGGCTGACGCGCGTCCTGCATCCTACCTCGGTGAAACTACGGGCGCACCGTCGCGCCCGCAAATCGCACCGAGACGTCCGCGCCGTTTACGGCGCTCCGCGGTCCTCGGTGTCGCTCGCCGCGCCGGCGGGTTCGGCCGCCGGTTCCGAGACGCCATCGGGTGCGATCGTGGTGTCGGCGTCTTCTTCGAGATCCATGCACGCATCGAAGGCGCCGCCGTTCACCGTCTTGAAGCGGTCGAGCTCCGGTTGCCAGTTCGCGCCGGCATCGCCGGGATCGTGCACGAGGAACGCCGGACACTCGACCACGGAAATTTCGTCGTAGAGGTCGTTCAGGTCTTTGTTATAGGCCTTCGGGTCGACGAGGTTGAATTGATTGGGATCGATCTCGCGCTCGTCGGTGTCCTTTCCCTCTTTGTCCTGCTTGAACAGCGCCGAGCCGTCGGGCTTCTTGGCGTACACCGGCGTCGGCTGGCCGGCCTGCGGGTGTCCCTCGGGATACCGCTCTTTGTGCGTCTCGAGCAAATCGCCTTGCTGGCGCTGGACTTCCTCCATCGCCGCCGTGATCGCGCGGCGCTGCTGGCCGAGCTTCCGCGCGAACTTGCCGGTGATGTCGTCGCGCGCCTGCATTTTCTGGATGCCCATGAGGATGACGGGCATACGCTTGTTCGCGAGGTAGAACCGGATCGTGTTGTTCGCGACGGTCGCGGGATGCTTCGCCGAACGGATCGGTGAGACTTTGGTCATGCGCGTTTTCTCTCGAAAAGGGGAAGTTGACGAGACGGGGGAATTGGTTGAACGAACGAGCAGTGCGAGCACGCGCCTCCGCGACCGTAGCCGGGATAGTCGCTGCACATTTTGGGGCGATTGTTATAGATCGAACACAGTCCATTGCGCAAATGTTTGCACGTGTAGCGCGGGCTGGTCTCGTCGTCCTCGTCGATCCGAATGACCATCTCGGCAATCGTGATGATGTCGAGGTCGTTCCGACTCCGATCGGCCTCGGGGCGCTGGAGCGCGACAGCGTAAAGTTCGGCGATTGTTCCCGGCGCATGATTGAGCGGGAAATCCTCGCAGCATCGGCCGCCGCACTGCACCGAACAGGGGTCGTCCACCTTACACGCCCCACGCGGTAAGCGTGTTCTGAACCTGCTTCAATTTGTCGGCGCTCGTCGTCCGGTAGATGTGCCAGAAGTAGACGGGCGGGATCTCGAGCCGCTTACAGAGGTCGAGCCAGGCGACGACCTTGAGCCCGTAGCGCGCCTCGTTGCACGCGATCACATAGTCGTCGATGAGATGCGCGCGTGACACGCCGCCGGCGATCTCGACGACCTGGGGATGGATGGCGTCGAGAATGCTGTCGATAGTGAGAATGCGCGGCCACTCCCACACATCGCGGCACCAGTCCGAGGACACGTTCATCCAATTGCCGGGGGAGATGAATCGGCCGTCGCGCCGGAACCACGGGTTCGCGGCAAAGCGAATCGTTGAGCGGTCGAGGCCGTGATGGAGGACCGTGTCTTTCGATAGGTGCGCCGTGACGTCGGGGGCGTCGGGATGAATGAGCGCGTCGGCGTCGAAGAACAACGACCAATCGTCGTCTCGGTCGAGGCTGAGTTGCCCCACCTGAAATTTCTCCATCGTCACCGGCCAGCACGGCCAGCGGCGCTCGGTAATAACGACGAACTCGGCGCCGATCTTCCGCGCGTAGTTCTTGAGCAGTGGGAAAGTGAGCGCGGTGATCTCTGGCTCGTAGTCGTCGACCGAGAGCGTGTAGAGCGTCTTGTTCATGGGTGCGACACGTAGGGGCGGAGGACGACGATCGAATCAACGAGGGTCGAGAGATCGAAGGGCGTGCCGTTACAGAACCGCGTGACTGCTTCGGCGACGTCGGGATAATCAAAGTCGTGCAGCGCAATCGTGCCGGTCTGTTTCACGAGACGATCGGCGTGTCGAAGGTCGCGCTCCACAGAGCCGACGTCGTGCGATCCGTCGATGAACACGAGGTCGAAACTCTCTTCGCGTAAGAGTGGGCAGGCGACGTCGGCCGCGCCGATGATGGCGCACACGCGGTCGCGCACGCCGTGCTCGGTGAGTTGGTCGATGAAATGGCCGGCCGTGTCGATGCGCGTCGGGTCGATGCGATCGACGAGCGGCGCGAGGAATGACGGCGCGCCCGGTTGATGTTCGGCGGATCCGCGGTGATGGTCGACCGAGACGACGAGTTTCGCCGAACGCGCGAGCGCGACCGTCGAGCGGCCAAGAAAGGATCCGATCTCGAGCACGACGAGATCGCGGGCGAGCGCGGTGAGGTAATCCGCTTCATTCGCCCTGAGCCAGCCCGGCGGAAGGTCGTCCGGCACGATGTCGCTCATTCTTTCCTCGCGAGCTGCTCGTGGAGATCCGCGATCGTCTGCTCGCGCTCGTACGCCAAGTTCTGCCAATACCGAGCGCCGGTGCGGTAGATCGCGAGCGCCTCGGCGACCGGGACGATGATCGAGCCGTGTCCGGTCGTGTCGACAACGGCGGTAATGTTGATGTTCACGCCGCCGTCGACGAGCGGCACCTTTGCGCCGTCCGCCATCTGCACGAACATGTTGCCGTGCTCGTCGCGCTGAATCATACGCGGGCTGTGAGAGAATGGTGAAAAGACTGGTGAAGACACGCACCGCCCCCGATCGACGAATCGACCGAGAGCGGTGAGAGGGAGCGCAGACCTTCGCGTAACGCGCGTGGCACGGTGGCGATCGTTACGCGGTGAGAATCGCGTCCCAAATGCCGGCGGTCGTGCAGGAGAAGCGCGCGGTCTTGTTCGCCGCGAGGTTGAGCGCGGCGTTCGCCGCCTGGCCGGTGATCGTTTCGTTCACGGCCGGGTAGACGTTCGCCGCGTTCGCGGTGTTCGCGTTCGTGATCGTGCGCTCGTCGCCTGGCAGCGCGCCCGGCAGCGTCACGGCGCCATTCGCCACGCTGACCGTTGTGAGGCGGGTGAGGCGCGCGGTGATCGGTGCGCCGTTGCCTTGCGTGTTGCCGTTCGACGCGAACGCGCCAGCAACCGGGCCCTGCGCGAACAGGCCCTGCGAACCGTACGAGGCCGGGTCGACCTTCCACTGCCCAGCGACCGCGCACGAGAACGTGTAGTTCGCGCGCAGCGGGAGCACGATGCCCGTCGAGCCGGTCACGCCGTTGATTGTGTCGGCGCCGAGCCCAAAGAGCTGTGCGACGTTCGCGCCGTCGTTGATGACGGTGACGAATTCGCCCGGCACGGCGGCCGGCATGACGACGCCGTCGGCGGCGCTCGCGACGGTCGCGATCTGATTGAAGCCGTACGAGAGTTGCGTCGCGTTGGCCTGCACGCCGCTCGCCTTCGCGGTGATGTTCGCCGCGACCGCACCGAACGTGTTGGGGATCGAGAACCCGGCGTTCTGCGCGTCCTGAATGTTCTGTGATCCGATCGGCAGCGTGAGTAGTCCGCCGACGACGGAATACTGCGTGCCGTCTCGCGCCTGGTAGGTCGTGACGCCCGGCGGTGCCTTGAGCACGATGTTCGACATGATGGTCGCTCGCTTGCGGAACGTGGACTAGGGCTCTGACGCGGCCCCAGGACGACGGAAGCTTACCGCGCTCGAACGGAGGGCGCAAACGAGGGAAAGCAAAAACGCTCCGAGCCGTGAAGCTCGGAGCGTCTCTGGCAGTGTCCACCCATCCCTCGCCAACCAATCTACGGCGCGCGCGTGGGAATGGAAGCCTTGGCCTTGGTCGCCGCTTTGGCCGCGTCGTCGAGTTCTTTCTCGGCGGCAGCGAATGCCTCGCCCTCGACAGTCGCGCGCGCCGGGTTCGGGATCGTTGCGGCGTTGTCCTCGTCGGCCGGCTTCGTCGCGTCGTGTGCAGGGTTCGGGATCTCGCGCGGCGTGCTCGCGAGTTTCGCGAAGAGATCGGGATGCGACCGGAGTAAGTGGTTTTGCAGCGTGTCGCCGCTACCGCTCTTGCCCGTGCGGAACGTGACGAGCACCTCGTTATCGTCGGGCGTGGCGTGTTCGTTGACTGCGATTCGGTCGCGGGCCATCGTCGAGCTCCTCGTGAAAAAGGGACGTGAGTGTTCTAGAACGTAAGCCAGTTTGCGCCGTTCGAGTAGACGTTGATCGAGCCGTAGTTACTCGAGATAACTTTGGTCGACGCGCCGTCGATCGTCTGCGCCGACGTCGTGGCGATTGTAATGTTCTGCGCCGCCGCTGCCCCCACGCCGTCTTTGATCGTGAACTTCTGTCCAGCGCGGCCGACAGCGGTCAACAACGTGACGGTCCGCGGCGCGGTGAGCGCGATGTATTCAATGATCTCGTCGGACGCGACCGTGGTGTAGATCGTGTCGTTCACGGTCGTGCGCGCGACGATGCGGCCAGCGGTCGTCGTGACGCCGCTGAACGTTGATGCGGCGGCGGTGAGCGCGGCGTCGGCTGAGTCGTCCGCGAGTCGTACGGCCAGCGTGGCCGCCGAGCGTTTGAGGCTCGGGAAACTCGCCGTCGTTCCGCCGAACTGCAGACGCCCGAAGTTCGTGCCGGCGTTATTGAGCAGTTCGAGCACGCCGTCGCTCGGAGCGTTCCAGTTCGTCGAGCCAGTGAACCCCATCCCGCTCGCGACGCCTGCGAAGA